AGTAGGAGCCGCATCTCCTCCTGGTGGTAAACATGATATTATGGTTCATGTTACGGGATATTGTCTAAAGTGTAAGCAAACAATTGAGGGCGGCGAGCAATCTGAAACCGTCAACACAGCAAGTGGTAAAATCTAACTAAGGAACTAAAATGGGTTTTGATGATCTACTAAATGGCGTTAATGATGCTGTTGATTTTTTGAACGGGGAAGTTAATGGAAGCTCTACTGATTCTTTTAAATCAGATGGATTTTTACTTCCAGCTACTTTTAGTGCTGATGGTAATGGATTGCCTTACAACAAAGTTCCCACTTATAGAGATGGAACTTTAAGAAGAAATATTATTACTTGGTTTGTGCCGGAGTTTGGTATTGTTAGAATGTATGTTAATCCGGCTTCTATTAGTTATAACCACAAAAAGCTAATTACTAAAGATAGAACTAAGGGCGGCTATACTTTGCAATACTGGGGAGAAGATTTAAGTACACTTAACATCTCTGGAACAACTGGCGCTTCTGGAGTTGAAGGCATCAACGTTCTATATGAAATTTATAGAGCAGAACAATATGCTTTTGATGCAGTTGGTTTATCTTTAGCTGCCAACAATGCGGCTAGTACTAATATTTTAAGCAGCTTATTAGGATCAGCCGGAAGCGTTGGCGATTTATTAGGGGATGCTGCTGGTGCAGTAGGATCTTTATTAGGAATGGATTCTCCTAATACTTCATTGGTGGCTAATAGTATTAACTCATTAGCTCAATTGGCATTTACAGTTGAAATGTATTATAATGGTTGGGTTTACAGAGGATTTTTTGAGAACATGACCATCAATGAGAGAGCTGACAATTTCTTGATGGAATATCAAATGACCTTCACCGTAACGCAGAGAAGAGGATATAGAATGAATTACTTCCCTTGGTCCAAGAGCGCATCCAATGGTCCAAGCCAATACACGTCTCCTTACTCTTTCTCTGGAAGTACATCAATAGGTTAATTTATGGGTTTCTTAGGTGATCTTGCTGACCAAATATCTTCTCAATTTTATTTAGGAGAAAATACTAACCGATCTTTAGATTCGGTTATTTTAGGTCAAAACGTTAAGTATGGTGCTTTAGGCGATTTCGCTAGCCAATTTGATCAATCGTCTGAAAGAAGATACGTCGAAGAAGGTTACCTAAGAAGAGATCCATATAATGCTGATCCAAAACAGTTTGAAGTTTTGATGCAGGAGCCCAGCGCTACTGTATTTATCAAGAAGAGAATGTTCTCCTCTATTGCAGAAAACTTTAGACCTGATTACATGGATGCAGACGAAAAGCTTTATTACAAAGCTATCAAAGTATTATTTGATAACAAATGTAATCAAATAAGTGCTTTAGAAAAACTATCTAAAATACAAGCTGTTACTGCTAGTTCCGGTTCTATTACAGATCAACTATTACCAATCATTATTACTTTAGGTGATACCATTACCCAAGGTTTAAATACAGGTAGTAGTTTTTTAGGATTTAGTACGTCATTCGGTGGTAGTAGCGACTCTTCAAAACTAGTCAACGTAATGGACCAGTTGAGAAAACTTTATTCTTTTAACACGTCTGCCCTCTCTACAACCTGGTTAAAAGATAGTAGTAATCTTTTCCAATCACAATTTGGTCAGGGCACAGGTGTTATTGAAATAACTAATTTTACGAATTTAAGCACCAACGTTTCTGTAGATGGAATTAAGAATCCAGGCTCATTCAGCATAACCATTTCTGATCCATATGAGTCAATGTTAATAACTGATTGGGATATTGAAAAGGCTATCTCTGATGCTACCAATATGTTTAAGAACAGCAGTTTTTTCCAATTGATTGGCGAGGGCGGTTCTGATCAGGTTATTGGAGATAAGCAGGTTAGATTAGATCAAATTAGAGCCGCTAGAGGTGCTAGCCCTATTACTTTGAAAATTAATCCATACACTTTGCTCGGAAGACGTGTAACTGCTATTTTTGATAGGATTGGTACTGAGCTAATTTTTGATTATGACTCGAGCGGCGGCACTGGTTTCCCAGGTTTGGGAGGCATTGTGGGTGGAGCCGTCTCCGTCTCAGATGAATATCTTAAAGGTGGAGAAATTGCTGGCGAAGATGGTTTGGATACAGAAGATAGCGATATCGGAATAGGTGATACTGGTATTAGACAACTAGTTCCTGATAATGAGTTATCTGTTTTCCAGGAACTAGTCACAGCTATCTATACAAAAATTCAGTTAGAGGGTAATTCCCAGAATGCATTTCAGGTAACTAACAAAGCCACTAACTATGCCAGAAGAAAAATGAGATTCAATTTCTCTGGTAAACTAATTATTCAACCAATGGATATCGTACATATTTATATGAGATCCAAAAGCGTATGGGATAATAAGTTGCTAGGCGGTTTACAACAAACTTTTAATGGGTTTGGATTTTTGCAAACTATCAATTCATTAGTAACTGATATTCAAAATATCGGAGCTTTATTAGATCCATCCGCTAGCATGAATGTGCAAGCAGAAAAGTCTGCTTACGTAGGTTCCAGCTTCCCGGATTTTTTGTGGATGATGTTGCGCTCGCAATTTGTTAGTGAAAATGAGGGTACACATGTATTTGCGGGCATAGTAGATAGAGCTAATGATAGTTGGGCTGATGGCAAATTTACTATCTCTGTTGATGGAAAAGATAATATAGCTTATTTCGAACAAGGCAAAGTTAATTTCAAGCCTGGCGTAGATTCTTTTAATGGAGCTATCTTCGATCCACTTACTCCATATAAAACAAATTTTGACACTATTAGCAGCACTGCTAAGGCTGACACGCCAGTGTTCTTAGATGAAAACGTTGCTGTCCTAGGAACCTCTATTGATAAAAAGGGAATGCTTAAAGCTAAGAGCGGTCCCGATGCAGGCAAGAAACTAACCAGCGACCATTTCTTGGGAGATGTTGTCGTTGATGTTAACACAGGATTACAAAGCAGAACGCTTTATGCTCCTGATGGTTTAGTATATAGGTGGAAAGAGGGTATTGGAGTTTTCGTACAATACGGAAGCTCTCTTGATTTGAATGGTGCCAATCAAGTTGGCAATCCTGCTCTTTATCAAGAGCCTTTTGCTGGTCAAGATGTAATGAATGTTATTTCTTTATTGATTACCGGGCAGCCTTATAATTATTCTAATTATTGGAGAGCCGCCAACAGTCTGTATGGATTTGGTCGTGATCCACAAAGCCAGCAGGATGCCGCACACTCCTATATTCAGTCGTTACAAAATGAGTTGGTTAAAAACAACACGTTGTGGGGCAATTTTATTCCTTTCAAGAACTTGGTTATTGATGAACAAAGCTTTGCTCTTGCACAGCAGTCTCAATTTAGGATAGCACAACGTAATCAAGATCTAGATGCAAAAATTCAAAAACTTCAAACACTAAATGAGGCTGCTTCTATCGAGGGAGCTGCTAGTGTATTTGGTGTTCCTCAAATTTACAGCTCTAAATTTGACGCCATTAAAGCGGAACTACAAAATCTTCAAACTTCTATTCAATCAACGGTTGATCAAGTTGCTAAAGAAGATGAAGCCTTCAATGCTGCCGCTGCTACTGCTGGTGCCGATGCCACTTATGATTATTCTGATTTCGTAGATTCTAGCAAATTTTCAACCTCTCCTTCTAATCCAAATATCAGAAGAGAATTAAGAAGACAGGTTAATTACCTAAGTAGAAGACTATCTTATAATGTGCGCGCTAATGAAGACAAAAATCTATTCATTGTAGATGATACCTACGATAAAGATTATGACATTCTAGCGTATAATAAAGCTTTAACTGATAGTATCAAATTGTATAATAATGATTTTACATCTACTAGAGAAAAAATAATGAACACTGCCGACCTTCTTAATTTAGAAGTGTTTGCAGATACACAGGGTCATATTAGAGTTAGACCTCCTCAGTACAACAGAATGCCAAGCTCTGTTTTCTATCGTATGATGTATTTGAAACAAGCTTATGGAATTCAGGTCTTCCCGCAATTCTTGGATGATTTATTTTCTACGCAAATAGACAGTTTAAGAAAAAGAATCGAAGTACTAGAGGATCTGATTAGATTGGATTGTGCCATTGCTCTTGGAACCACTGCCGCTGGTAGCGGCGCCGACAGTGAGGCTGTTAGTTTTATTCTGTATGGTGGTGGAACATATAACTCTGGGGCTACCTTCGGCTTCTTATCAGATACCACTGGCGCCATTACTGATGTTAATCAGCTAATGCATACCGCCAATCCAGATGATGTGACCTCGCAACAAGTTGGTGTTCAGGCAGTTCAAACTTTTATTACTACAAACAATCTAGAGGGGCAAGCCACTTCAACTAAAACTGTTTTCGGAAATGCCTCTAGATATAATATCATTATTTCCAAATTAAAAGAGCAGGTAGCAGATGCTGGTGGATATGCCTCAAGCAATATTCCTTCTCTTGATGCTAATTCATATGTAGATCAATTGATTAGCAGAATTCAGACCAAATCTGGTGAAAAAATTTCTAAGAAAGATTATGTTGTTAGGCAAGCGGCTCTTGGCGCTGAAGTTAAAACAGCTACCAACGAAGTCATTGATATTTTCAAAGTAACTACCGAATTACAAAACAAAATTCAGGAACGACAAAAAACTGTTAGAATGTTTTATTCTCTTCTTAAGAACGCCATTGAATATAGATATTTGGATACCAACAGTGTTGATGCTACCAATCAGCTTATAGCCCCTTCAGTATATGGAAACTCACATATTCCAGAAATATTTGAACATATGATTGAGGATGAAAGTTACGAAGATTATGGTGTTGGTTCTGGCACTAGATACATTATCAAGCGTGCTCAAGTTAAAAGTATTCAGATAGCTGAGAATGCGCCTGACTATACCTACATTGAAGTTCAAGGCACTTTCAATACGTTTGCTCCAAATGCAGTACCACAAGAACTTAATAGCTTCCCACTTGGTGGAAATGGTTTGGTTACCGCCGCCGCTGTTGATTATGATGCTTGGAGAAATTATGGTTTCAAAAATCAAGCCTCCATTAAGGTTCCATTTTTGAATGACCCTAACTCTCAGTGTGCCCCATATGCCAGCATGATTCTCAGTCGTGCTAGAAAGAATGTTTTAAGAGGATCAGTTACTATTACTGGCAATGAGTACATGCAACCAGGTGAAGTGGTCTATTTGCAAGATAGAGGTCTGTTATTTTATGTAACGGCTGTTAGGCATAATTTTGGTTTCGGAGGAAGCTTCACTACTACTTTAGATATCAGCTATGGTCATGCTCCTGGCGATTACATACCAACTACAATGGATGTTGTTGGAAAGATGTTGTACAATAATAGAGATACTGCCCAGTATACTATTCAAAGACAATCTAGTAGTGGTAATGAGAATACATTAGGCGTTATTCAGATGGATCAATCCACTTTTTCGCTTACTTCTGATAATACTGCGCAGAGTAGTTATGGTAATTTTAATCAAAAAACATTAAACAACATTCTATTCTCATCTGCTTATTTGGTGAATTCTAATAACACAGAAGGAAATAATGTAACCGCTAAAGTAGAATTAAGAGTGTATTTTGATAATAAGACTGCCATGAGTACTAATTTAAAAAGTTTTGCAGATTCAGCATTAAAAGTATTAACTGGAAAAGCAGATACGGGTACTGGTGGTGGAATTACTATGGGTACTAGTACGGGCTCTCAGTTTAAAAATAAAACACTACCAGAGGGTAGTGTTGGATAACATTTACATCAACACCAATTACTGGAACTTAACTAATGCCGAATCCTAATTTATTTGATGAACAAGTTGGACTTCTTAAAGTTGGAGCTATTACTGGCTACGACGCTACTAGAGGTTTACTTAAAGTCAAATTAAATCAAGCTTCTTCTATTAAAGGACAAAGCGCCCAATCTATTGATATTCCCGCGCCTCACACCATGTTTTACAACAATGGATTGTTTATTGGCACTATGCCAGTATACGGAACACCAGTTGTCGTAGCAGCCGGTAGCGGTGGACAGCATTATTTCGTTTCCTTCTTAGCAGAAAAATTGGACGCTGTTCCAGAATTGCATCTAGGAGAACTATTAATCCAAGTCAATGACCATACTAAAATAAACTTAGATTATGGTAGCAATATTTTAATTGGAGATGACAATAATAGAATTCACATTAATACATTAAGTAATTTTATTACGACCAATTTTTACAACGAGAATCATTTTACACAAGCAGCTAGAAAAGTAGAGGGTCTTGTTAAAAGAGACCTAAGACCGAATACAAAATTTGACTCTGATTCTAAAGTAGAGAATGATGAGTACGACAGTAGATTGTTTGTAATTGGAATGGACCCAACCTCTACTGCTAATAACGTTGCTTCGGGCTCTAATAAAAATCCTGCCTTCATTGAGTATAGAGAATTGGTTTATGAATTTCAACCTATCTCTGAAGTAAAAGATGATTTAACTGAATCACAATTATACAGTGATACATCTCCAGCCGCTGTTCAATTTACTTTTCCTAATCGTCGTAATAGTAGATCAGATACCTTAAGTTTATCTTTAGTAGCCCCAAATCATTTGATGGAAACTATTAAAGGAACGGTAGTTGATATTTTTGGTAACCTTTTGGATCTAAATCGTGTGCCATTACCAATTGGTCAGGATCAAAATACTATACGCTCTACCAGTACTGACAAAGCAATCTCATATAATTTGATAAGAGAATTAGAAAGAAAGAGTTTGGCTTATCATTTTGAAATCAATGCCAGAAAAGATTTATCTGGTTCGGATGGTGTTGTTGCTCTTCCAGATATTACTTCTAATGCTGATTATGCTAGGAACAGAAGTCGTTTCTTTTTTGATATTGATAAAGAGGGTCAATTCAAATTAAATGTGCCAGCCTCTAGTGAAAAGGGCAACATCCCTTTACTCACTAGATATGAAAATTATTCCACTTTTGGACCAGATGATAATAACAATCCTGATAAGCTAGTTTTTAGAGATGATCATTTGGATATTTTGCAGGATTCGTTTGCTGCACCCATTTTCAATATAGATGATGGTAGTTTTACGCCTGACAGAGGCTCGGTTAAAATAGATAACTCTGGCTTGGATGGCGGACCTGCCGACAGGATTACAGAGTCCCCTATCAGGCACGGCACGGCTTACCATGACGTTCTATCTACCTGCTATGCTCATCAGAAAAATGACTTCATCAAGTTTGTATTTGATCCTAATCATCCTGTTTTTGCTAGAGATAAAATTGATGGATATGCTCCACTCTTAACTAATGTAGTCACAGACACCATCAGTATCACCGGCGATATTGCTAATGGTGGTGGACGTAGTGGTTCTATTAATTTTGACGGTTCCATTGATTTGAACATTGGTGCTAATACAGTAGATCGTCAGTCTTTGTGGCTAGACACTGCCGGAGGTATAGTTGCGAACGTAGGTCGTGATTTGAGAAACGTGAGCGCGGCTTTAGCTATGGACGGGAACGTGTTCATGCAACTGGGAGGGATAGGTGTATCTACCGACAGCCGATTCGTGCTACAGAACAATGGTCAAATAGGTGCCGTCTTTGACATTAGAGTTTTCAACTCTGGATTAAGATGCACCTGGGTTAGGATCGATGACGATGGAGTTAAGATTTTAACTCCAGGAGGAATGTCGCTTCATTCACAAGGTAATATGCGTATCAGCTCTGACTCTGATATTGTTATTGAATGCGAAAATCTAACCATTCAAAACAGATTGGTTCTAAAAGAATTTGGCGGTTCTATTTAAGGAGAATTTATGAAAAAACTGGGAACTGTTTTATATAACAAATTAATGTTACAGGCTCACGAGGCGGAATATCAAGATAAAGGCATCTTATCTCTTCATATTAAAGAAGCTATTGGAGACGAGTCAGACGATAGTTTAGACACGTATGCTCAAGATGAATTGTCAGATGATGTGCATCAAGGGCTATGGAAATTGGCAACTTGTGTTTTAAGATATTACAATGTAGATAGTGTAGATGCAGAAAAAATAAATTCTGTAATAGAGTCTATGGCATCTCAATTCGTGGAAGAGGTAGAGTCTGTCTTGGATACACAGTTAGTAAATACAAACGAGCCTTTACTTCCTGGTGAAATCAAATAACCTGATATATACAAAGCATAATGTGTCCCTGTGATCCACTAAGTCTTTCTGTCCCATCAGGTCCGAGCGGTCCATCTATTCCCGGATTTGGGATTCCTTTTTCTTTGGATTTGCCAAATATTAATCCATTTCCTCCAGGATTCCCAGAAGACTTACTGGCGCTGTTAAATCAATTACAGATGCTTTTACCGCCAGGTGCGCTATTACCACAATTAAATCCTAATTTCGGTAAAGATATTTTTGATGCCATCATGAAATTGTTAGATCAATTCATGCCATTCTTAATGCTTTACAAATTCTTTTTACCTATTTTACAAATCATTTTATGTATCATTGAAGTCATCTGTGCCTTGGTTAATCCATTTGCTCTACCAGGCGCTATTATCAAACTATTTACAGTTTGTATTCCTGCTTTCTTGGCTCTGTTTCCGATATTTGCTCTTATCTTAATGATTATAGCTCTTATCCTATTGCTAATAGCTTTGATTGAGTATATTATTCTAAAGATTTTGCAATTGATTTTGGCTATTTTAAGAAACATTTTGGCATTAACATTAGCCTTCCAAGAAGGCAGCGCATTAGGTGTATTAGCTATTGCTAATAAATTGGGCGCCCTATTATGTATCTTCCAAAACTTGTTCGTTCTATTAGCTTTGTTTGCTATCATTATTCAAGTAATCAAGGATATTTTAAGCCTAGCATTTGCCATTCCACCCTGTGATGATGGTTCTAACGCCGACGTAGCCTCTGAATGTTGTGGTCCGGCTACATGCCCAGCCGTTGTTAAAGATAAATATACTAGGTTTACTGGTAGCTTCCGATATTTCCCACAAGTTAGTTTCCAGGCAGATGTAGATTTGCCGGGAGAACCGCCTAATGACAAATTGAATATCACTGTTAGAAATGAAACCTGGCAATTGTTTGATTTTCAGCAGACAACCCCTCAGCAATTCATTAATATCATTGATGGATATGATGTAACACCAGACCCAGTTAATTATTCGTTCCCATTCTTTAAACCTGTATATTTCCCACAAGGAATTAGTTTCACTTCTGAGACCACGGCTTCTCAAGCTCCATACACAGTTGATTTGAGACTCTTCTACGATCCTGCCCAATTTGGACGTGCTGGAGTAGCCCGTTTTGTTAGATTCAAAGACTGTATTGTATCTGTTACACCAGGATTTAATTTGGATCTATACAACACCACCACTTTTGCCCCTTCTAGCATTCCTATTACTACTGGAGTAGTAAAATTGGTTGGCGGTACAGGATACGAAGATGATGGTACCACTCAGCTAACTGGATTTACCGATTTCTTCGGCGGCATTCAAATTCCAAACGAAGATCCAGCTACCCTAGAAAATTTCTTCCATAAATCTACTGTTTATAGTGATGAACTACCAGATTCCGATGACACGATGTCATTTGAAAGCGTTGAATACAAATTCAAACCAAATCTAAATGCTCTTATTGGTTTTGGTATCATTAATGCAATGTGCGATCCTTTGGTTACGCTTAGCAAGAACTTTGTTAACAACGTTTATGCTGGAGACGTAACTCTTAAGACTCAAGATTTGAAAGCTTTAGTTAATGATGTTACTTTCCCAAATCCCGCTGGTGCCCAAGAATGTTTAACTACTGCACTATCTGGTTTGAGAGCTAATCTTACAGCTAAAGGTGTAGCAGAGTTCCAAGCTACAGCTAACATTTGTTTGGAAAAGTTGAGGCAAGATTGTAATAATGCATTAGGTGGATTGATTGGCTTAGGATTTGATCCTTGCCAGAGTGCCTTCTCCTTGACTCCTAAGATTCAATTCACTAGCAAACCAATTGTTATTAAAGTTGAGCTGAAAGAAAGAAATGGACAGCCAATTGCAGTGGGTATTCCAGCCGTTGTTGCCGAGGGATTAGCGCCAAGGATTAAGACTCATCACACTTTTGGAGATGTGGACCAGTTCGTTTATGACGGTTACGGATCCTTCTCTGCCAATCTAACTAGTAAGTTACCTGGCTCTGGTACAATGATGATTTCTTTCGATAACAATATTTTCTGTACCAATACGACAGTTCCGTTGGCACATACTTTACAAGAACAAAATTATCAGTTCGTTTACACTCCAGCCGGTCTTACCATCCCAGTGCCACCAGTTGGTGAGGGTGATCAGTCTGACGGTACGCAGCCAAGGAGAGATGAAAGTGATCAGTCTGGAGATTCTGGTGGAGGTAGTTAATGGCTAATGTAGTAATCCCTAATCAGGCTAATTTTCAGGATGCTCAAAGCTTTGAAATTGATATCGAGAAAGTGTATACCGATTTCATTAAAATCATTGATGGCGTCAGAAGCTACCGCATAACCACTAGCATAACTAGTAGCCAAGTCACTAGCGCACTCACTAACATAACCAGTGAAAGCTCTCTAGCAGATGTACGCTCTGCTTTGTGTCGGATGACAACGTTAGGCACCACACCACAAGAGAGTAGGTGCCACGCTTTCTATCGAATCATTGGTTTTCCAGTTGCAGATGCCAGTAAAAAAATCTACTGTCCTGGACATGATATTGTATTTGATTCTTCTAGAAAAATCAATGATGCCGCCAAAATAAGCATCATCAAAAATCCAATTGATAAGTTTAGAGACTTATCGATTGCTAGAGAATCATTTATTTTCAATAACTTGAGTGTTTTTGCTTTACCCGACAGTCTTGACGCTGGCACCTTAGCATTATCATCTGGTTTTAAGATAAGACCATTTATAACTCCATTGAATGATACTGATGGGTTTAATATGGATCCTAAGGCTCAGCAAAATACAGTAGACTATTCTAGTTTAGTAGGAAGGTTTCCTAAAAAACTAACTGAGTATTTGGATATCTTCGGGGAAACTCCAACCAAATTACCATCCGAGAGAACTCATCTTATTAGACCGTTCTTAGTTGATCCCGTTATTGATTTAACGGTCAATGAAGGATCTAAGTTATTTGCCGTTCCTTTCGTACCAAACAAATCTTATCTCAAAGTGAAAGATGGTTCAGGTTCATTTGTTAGTAGACCACTTATTGAGCAGGTGATACGTGATAGATTTGGTATTACCAATACTGCCGAAACTACTGGAACGGCTGATCAATCAGTATTAGATTACATTAAATCTATTCCATCTATTACCGATGAAGATATTATTAAGAAAGCAACAGATGTTTATAAACTATCTGATCAAAATCAATTTTTGAAGTTTTTCAATATACTTCGAGCTATGATTAAGAAATTGGTGGTGGCTCAAAAAGATATTCAAGCTGCTCTTTCACAATACTATTGGGTACCAGTTCCTTCTCTTAAAGGACCCGAGGGAGGTTGTTCTGTACAAGGGGCTTTTCTATCTGATAAGATAATAGATCCAAAATTTATAACAGTAAATGACCAATCTATCATTCTGGCAAGACTTCAAAACACAATTGAACGAGCTAGTATTTTGGCTAGCAATTCTAATGGTATTCCAGATGTAGGTGGTTTTGCTTTCGATAGTTTTAAGAACACTTTTGGACCCGATACTTCTTCAGCTCTGGGAGATAATAATGCTACAAATTTACAAAAATTGTCTAAAACTAGAAATACCATTTTAACAAAAGCCGGGACCGCTTTACGTACGGTAGAAATTATTACTGGTGAATTTAGTGGTTTAGGTCTTTGTGATATTATAGCTGTTTTGGCAGGGCTATATTTGATGCCTCAGGCAGATTTGTTGGGTTTTATAGACGATGACGCTATTACCCGTATGAATGCCGCAGGATTTACTGGCTCTGCTTCTAGTTTAGCTACCGCTACCAGCAGTTTCATCTCAGTAGTACAGGGCTTTTACAACATAATGGATAAGATTTACGAGGATTTATCCCAGAATAATGGTCAAACCCCAGCTTAATCAAACCCCATATTTATCTAATATTTTAGCATAAGGAAGGTAGGAGAGCTGCTATGTCGTTTGATCTGAAGTTAAAAAACGGAGATTTAGTTATCCAAAACGGGCTATTACAGACCGTCACGGATAGCGAAAAACTTATTCAAGATATTTTGAAATTGTGCCTAACAACAGCAGGTACTAACCCGCTGCATCCGTGGTACGGTTCTTTTATTTCCAGAACGATTGTCGGCAACCCACTTAACAGTGAAGTGTTGGTCCAAATTTCCAAGTCACAACTCAATAGTGCACTTACCAATCTGAAGAATTTGCAAACTCAACAGATAAAATCTTTCCAAAGAGTTAGTGCCGATGAGCAACTTGGTCAAATTTTGGATATATCTATAGTTAGAAATCCTATTGATCCAACTTTATTTGATGTTAGGATTAATGCACTAACAAAAGGTGTTAAACCAATTACTACTGCTTTTAGAGTTTCCACCATATAAGTATATTAGCTTAAGGATGACAAATGGTTACAATACGTTCGGCGAATGAGATTATCTTAAGTCTGATAGATTTCTTAAAACTAGCTCAGCCAGATTTAGACACTAAACCCGGCACTGTTGCTAGAGATTTGATGATTGATACTCCAGCCAGCGCCCTGTCTATTTTGTACAATGAAATATCTTCTGTTTCTTCGCAGCAATCCTTAAGATTAGTTATCGGTTCAGATTTGGATAAGCTAGCCAAAAATTTTGGAGTTATTAGAAAACAATCGACTCCATCCACTGGTGTAACTTTGTATTCTTTCTCTGCTATCAATGCCCCTGTCAATATCAACAAAGGTGATAAGGTTATTGCTAGCAATGGTTTTGCTTACGCTGTCACTTCTGGAACTTCTGTTTTGCCGAGCGCTTCCAATCTTTACCGTTCCATTGCGAGCAAGTTCAGAGATCAATTAGATTTAGCTGGCATCAGTGATGAATTTGCCGTTGAAATAACTGTATTAGCCAGTACCTCTGGTTCTGCTGGTAACATTGGAGCCTACTCAGTTAATAGAACAACTACGGTCGGCGTATCAAATGTAACCAATATCAAACCATTCACGGGCGGCACTGATCAGGAAACGGACATTTCTTTTAGAAATCGTGTGTTGTCCTCCTTTAGCGGAGCCAGCGTCGGAACAGCTCTTGGCTATTTGAACGTTGCCTTAGGCACTACTGGCGTAGCTGATGCTTTCATTGTCGAGCCAGGCGATCCACTTATGACCAGAGACGGAACCGAAGTTAGAATAAACTCAGATGGATCTCGCACCATCATTTCTGAAGGATCTGGTGGAAAAGTTGATGTTGTTATTTATGGATCTAATTTGATTGAAAACAAAGATACGTTCATTTATAAAGATAAAAGCAATAACAATGATCCTACTAGCGTTAAAAATGATATAGTGTTGGGTCAAATTGCAGATGACGCCAATAAAACCATTAACAGAAAAAGAATTGACAATATTAAAAATGGAGTATTGCCAGCTCAACCAGTTAGTACAATTTTAGAGGTAACCGGCTCAATCAGTGGTACCAATTTTGCCGTCAAGACTGTGGACTCTCTAGGTAGAATATTTGGTAACTATGAGTTAATCAAAGATACGGGCGTGTATGGTGGTAGCCCATGGGGTTTTGATACATTTCATTGGATTTCAGACAGAGTATCTGGATTCAGTGAAGACAAGATCAAAGGATTATTTAATGGGCAAGATGCCGTCTCTTTTACGGATGTATTGAATGTGCCACAAATTCGGCAGACGATTTCCATTACAAATGAAAATAGCACAGTCACCTCTGATCGTTCTATCATTCAGTTATTACATACGCCAATTACCAATGTAACTAGAGTATTCAATGTTCATACTGGTGAAAGATATTTAATCACCAATCAAAACTTAGATCAGACCGGCACTTTTAATACTACTGGTAGAATCAAAATTTCCGGTAACACATTGCCATCTCAAAGCGATCCACTACAGGTTGATTATAGTTGGATTGTTAATTACGATCGATACTCTGATTATGATGGATTATCTAATACAGAAAATATTAGAGCAGTTACTGATAGCGTCGATTGGGGATATGCTTCCAATGTAAGAAAAGAAAACCTTATTTTCTCCAAGGATAGCTCTGGCAACTTTTTCTTGGGCACAGCCACTCATCCAGTAAGTATTGTCACCGCAGCTAACAAGTTTTTAGAAATAGATGGTGTAGCTGTTAGGTTGCTATCTGGTGCTTTCGTTAATAGAATTTCAGTTACTTTAAGAAATGTTGCTGACATAGCCACCGCTATCAATTCAGTTACTTTTAAGAGCACCAATATTGAGTTATTTAAAACCGCTCAAAATGATGGAACCTTTATCGACGCTACCACAGTAGTCGGCATTGAAGTCTTAAATGATATTACCGTAATTCTGCCAACAGACACTGTGGCAGAAGAGGGTGATAGGGTAACAGTTATTTTGAACAGTCAAGACGTATTCCACACGGATGTATTGTCTGGTAGCACAAGCGGTTCACAAATTACTATTCCTGCTTCCTTGGTTGACACTACGGCTAATTCTATTAATCTTCAGGTAGATTATATTGCTAATATAGCTGATTTATTTTCCTCTGCCACTACTTCTTTACCATCCAGCAGAAGCGGAAATGGATTTTTGAATTTCAACAATAGTGGTTTCAATAACTTCAGTCCGGTTAATTTGTCAAGAAGAGAAAATCGGATTGTTCAAAAAAATACCAGTAATCAAATCTATGTTGAACTAGCTTTACCAAGTTCCGACTATTCACTATCGGTCCCCCAAGTGGTGACAGTTTTGAGATTATCAGACGGCAAAGAGTTGTGGGATGGCTATTTTGCCGGCACCATTATTACCAGCAATGCTGGTAATTATCAATTGGTTCTATCTGGATTGAATACTCCAGTAACTGGAGATAGAGTTTTAGTAGTATACTATGCTACTGACATTAGAAGGTTCCAACCATTCAGTTATGAAAACAATCTAATCAAAACCAGATCAGATGTTTTGGCAACAGAGCCACTTAGTGGTAAGCTGACCGTTCCTATCAATTATTTTACGTCTCAATTAACTCCACTTCATTTTACGATCATTGAGCCGAACACAGATATAGCCATATTTACCGTAACAGATGGATATCTAATAACTGAAGGTGATGATACTGCTACCGTGTCTAGTAATAGCACCAGCTTCTCTTCTGTGCCAGATTTAGTAAATAAACAAGTAAAGATTGTGAATGCTAGCGATCCAATCAATAATGGATTGTATGATATTGTCAGTTATAATCCAATGACTAATAGGGTTACCATCACTAATATTATGGATAAAATAACTAAAGATCAAATCTGTGTTATCAGATTATTAGATGGCAAAGAAATTTGGAACTATAGTGGCACAATTGATTTTGCTAACAATAGATTACTTATCCCAGCTTCCAGCTTGGTAAAAACTGGAGACAAAATTTATGTGATGTTCTTTAAGTTCCGTGGATTAAGAAGATCCCCAACTAAAATTACGGGAACCACTTTAGATCAAGTTATCAATGCTGGAACTATAATAGTAAACGGAACTACTTTGTCCAAAGCCGAAGATATTATTTTCACGGCAACTAACACCGGATTGAAACTAAACTTGGGCGAGGCTTTGAGAAAAGCACTCAGTCTACCCTCTACCGTTTCCTTACCATCTAACGTCAAGTTAGCTAAGATTGCTAAGCTAGAGAAAGTAGTTACAGCCAGCGTAACCAATGATGAAGTTCTAGAAGTCTTGACCACTTATGATCTTAAAAATACCACTTTGCAAAACAATTTGTTGTATACGGGCGATTTCTTAGAAGATGCTACTTTGCAAAATCTAGATTTTATTCTACCTAGCACGACCAACAATACTATCAATGTGGTCACCCACAATTTACCAACCTTGGGTGACAAGATGAGAGTTACGTTCTATTATACATCTGATAATGATACTGAAAATCTTTCATATACTCGAAATGGAACGTTATATACTAATAAGAAATTCGCTTTCATTAATAAGCTGTTTATTTCCAGCGGATTTAGCTCCTCTCAATCCACCAAATTTACGGCAACTTCATTTACCCAGCCAAGTTTGGGGTCGCGCTATAAGCCATTTTATGATTATGCGGCTCCAAAACAAAATGAGAGAATTTTAGTTAAGTACAACTATAATAAGCTAATTACCACTGTTACTTTCAACATTGAAAATACTAGACCAATCAATGCTGATGTAATTGCTAGACAGTCAAAGCAAGTTTTGTTAGACCTAACCATGAATGTGGTTATTGCGGACGAATTTAAATCGTCTCAAGCTACGGTACTACAGAATTTACGTGACAGACTAATCACCGCTCTAACAACCACTAAGCTAGGTGAGGTAGTTGATAGTCCAACCCTAATAAACGTGGCACAATCAGTTTCCGGAATTGCAAGAGCTAGAATTCTATACTTCAACAAATCAGGCGGTATAGGTACCGTATTGAAAGTCCAGTCCCAGAATGATGAGTACTTTTCTTCTAATCTTGTAATCATCAATACAGAAACTAGATAATATGAAAAATCTAAGAATCATTAGCGCAACCGTAAATGATAGCTCTAATATCGATGTTAAATTCACCGATTTGTTAGTGCCTAATCTAACTACGTCTAATGTTTCTGTTATCGCTGACACTCCTAATACGCCTGATTCGGCTGTTTTGCAAATCAAAATTAGTGGCGACACTATGTCCATCGTATGCCAGCCATTAACTCAGTTCGCTGCCTATTTTATCGTCTTCCGTTCCACCCCTCTTAATCCATTTATTTCTTTACATGCTGAGTCTAAATTATCAGAAGACGGAGTATCTAATCAGGTAATGATTTCTGGTCCTTTAGAACCAGATAATCCGGTCAAGACTTTTTTTGATTCCTTTTTGAAGGACAATGTTTATACCACAGATGATGATCAAACCATCGTGGCACAATACATTAAAGGAATAGCTACCAACTTTGCCCGTGCTCTTTATGATATTAGGCAAGTTAAAAACGAAAACTATTTATCCTTTACAATAGTTGATGAGCAAAAGACTAGAGGTCAAGGACCTTTCGATAGATTAAATGAAGAGGGCGCTTATGAGGTGCTCAGAGTGGGCAGAGGCTTAACTAATGCCAGTGCTACCACTACCTTTCAGTTCGATCCTTTTCCGTCTTTCCCAATTACTTTACAGAGACAAATCAATTTTGAAACCCTGCAAGCCGACTCTTTAGATGAGCCGGGCAAATTCAATATCAATACCCTAACTCTTAATTTGAGTTCTTTACCAGTAACCAAAGTAAACAGTATTGTTTTTACTTTCTCTACTGCCACACCCATTTATGTTTACGATATCTCTAAATTGGGTTACCAGATTAAAGATTCTAGATACGACCAAGATTTTGGATTTTCTTATTTGTTATTGGAAAACAATCAAATTCGTATCAGTGACAAAGTATTAGAAAACCCAGATTTTGTTTTGGATAGTATTTTCAAAATCGACATTGAATATGAATCTAAAGATTTAGGAAGAGTTATTAACTCAGAAACGGTTTCTGTTTACACTACTTTAGACTCTGTTCGAGAAGTGCTTCCACCTATCATCAATGTTTTTAATCTCAAGCATGCCCCTATCGTTACGTCTAGTAATACGATTCCTATTTTAGGTGGAGTTACCTTCATCGATCCGAATACTACTATTCCAGGAGCCAAGCATCCTGCTTTTGCTAATGAAATTCCTTTTAGATTGAATGGGCTTCCTTTTATTCCTGGACAATATTCTGTAGATTACAATACTGGAACTGTTTATGTTTTCGGCGCCGATCTAAATAATGATGGCACGGGTCCTTATCCACCATTAGCCACATACAAATATAGATACACTTATAAGTCAGACCAGGATTACACCTATGACTCTGATATTTCTGACTTGGTAGCATTACCTAAGGGCAGCTTAGTTGATTTTGATGGAAACATCAAGTTTGATTATGAAGAGGTATTTGTACCTGGGGTAGATTATATTGCTGGATCTCATCTTGAATCTTTGAATGAAAGAATCAATAATAATCTAGTAGCACTCAATGTTTTGAAAACTGTAAATTCTCCTATCACCAATGTGTTTCGTATTTTTAACGAAACCTCAGGAGAAATTTATTCATTGGATAGATGGAATGATAATAAAGTATATTTTCGTTACAATACTCCTCCTACAATCGTTGATCAAAATTCTGAACGAGTTTCTTTCCGAAATGTTACCAATGAATTATTATTTGTAAATACCACTATAATAAACACTTCTACTTTGAGAATTTTTAAAGTCCTATTGGATGCTAACGGTCTTGTTTCTTCTACAGAAGACACTTTAGCTGCTTCTTTCAATACAAGCTTAGCCTTCTCCAAGACTGATATTTTTGTCAATGAAAAGTGGTTTAATAGAAAAGACTCTGAATTTAATAACATCAATCGTTTGACAAGCGTTGGAGAATACACCGTTGATTATGCGGATGGTATTGTTTACTGCGCGGTCTCTAATACCCAAGATTTCAATATTGGTACTGTTAGTTACAAGGATAGTTTCATTACTATACAGCACCCACATATCATAAGCGTTAATGATTTGTATTATAGAATCAGTTCGCTTAATCCAAAGAACAAGCAATTCACTTTTGTTTCTTTTGAAGATGGATTAGTAGAGCCTGAAACTTTAGACCCTGCTGACGAGTTGTTTCTAAATAACACAGATACAGCACCATATCAAATCTACAACAAATCAGTGGGCGTTTTCCTTAGCACTAGTTTTATGTCTGGAGTAACTAGCCAGATTAAGTTTGTGCGCTCTGTATTTGAATACAGTGATTTATTCAATAGCACTCATCCATTAAACTTCGTAGAATCTACAGTTTCATCTGGATTTAATGTTACCGTTAACCCAATCAGTAAACAAGTTTTTGATACAGTTAAATTTGACGGTTATAATTACTACGTCAATATCAATGAAAACATTCCTTATCTATCCAGTAATATCACTTATGATTTTTCTGTAGTTAGAATAACTGACTCTCAAATATTATTTGATCCATCTGGTAGTATTGTGCCAGGTAATCCTGTTAAGATTATTTTGTCTAATATCAATGCGCCTGTTTTGGGAGATTTAGTAATTGTAACTTATACTTTTACTATTAATGATTTATCTAGAATAGTAATCGATTATAACAAGGGTGATTACTACATTGATTATACATATTTGGCTGATGAGATTTTGGTCAGTTACGAATATGGTAATAACGTTTTAGATTTTCGTCAGAGTCCTAATTTAGCGACTAACACCCAATATTACGTTACCTATAAAGC